GTTGGAGGTAAACTCTAAATATGAAAGAGAAATTCCCTGTTGATCACGTTATCCTTGAAGACAAAAAAGAAGTTTGGATGAAAGGAAGTTATATCCTTTCTCTGGGCGCAACTGCCATCCAAAAGAAATTCTTTCCTGAATACAAACTCTGCTTTACTTCTCAAGAAAATTTCAACAAACTTAAGAATCAATGATCTTTACAGTTTACTCCAAAGACAACTGCCCCTATTGCTCTAAGGTTGAGAAGGTGCTACAATTAGCAGACCTACAACACGTAGTCTACAAGTTGGGTACTGATTTTACAAGGGAGGAATTCATTTCTGAATTTGGAAACAATGCCACTTTCCCTCAAGTTATTGAGAGTGGAAGAAACATTGGTGGTTGTACTGAAACTGTCAAGTATCTCAAGGAAAACAATTTAGTCTAATGGATATTGTTAACTATGACATGTATGGTCTTCTTGAAAAGGCAATTGAAGATGCCTTTGATGGGAAGATGACTCTTGACTTCTATTCTTATCTAAGGAGCAATAAAGTTCTGAAGAGAGAAGTTGAAGAGTTCATTGAGAGCACTGTTGCAGATGAAATCAGTAGTCTTGTAATGGACCTGGAAGAATATCTTGAGGGTGGTTCAGATGATGTCCATAAGCAATTGAGGGAGGGGTATGGTCACATCTCCAAACCTCAGGCAAGGAAAATCAAAACTTATCTGTATAAAATACTTGAGGATGCTTGGCAGTATGAAAGAGACAAGAGACCAGGAAGACGAAAGAAGTCCTCTAAATAAATCAGACAACCAACAACCCTTATCTATGAATAGGGGTTTAGAGTTGCTTTTAAGAAAAAACAGAAAGAGGGAGGAAGTTCCAAAAACTTTTCAAGTGAAGTTTGGGAAACTCTTTTCTCTCTTTAACCGAGAGATTGACTTTTACCTAGAACTTCATCTAGATTTCAAAAAAAGAATCTCTCGGAGAAAGTAAATGCAGGCAGCAATTCTTACACTCAGTTCTCTAATTTCAGTTCTATTCCTCCTTGTAGGACTGGTAATTGGATATATTGCACAAGAATATCTTCAGGAGATCAAAATCAATAAGTATCATCCTGAAATGTTTGATGAGAACGGAGACCTTATCCCAGATGAAATTTTAGCAGTGAGGTTTGACAATGACTTCTCCGACTACGAAGAAGAAGACGATTAAAAAGACTGCAACTCCAGCAGCAACTACAAAACTTCCCCCCAATCCCTTTATCTTTGAGATCCTTGACCTTGCAAGTAAGCAGAGGTCTAATGCAAAGAAGGTTGAAGTTCTGAAGCAGTATGGGTTTGATGGTCTGAAAGCCATCCTCATCTGGAACTTTGATGATACTGTAATCACAATGGTTCCAGAGGGAGAAGTTCCTTATGAGAAGAATGATGTTCCTGTTGGAACAGATCACACATCTCTTCGTAAGGAATGGAAAAACCTTTACCACTTTGTAAAAGGTGGAAATGATAGTCTCTCACAGACACGTCGTGAGAGTATGTTTATTCAAATGCTAGAAGGTCTTCACCCTCAGGAAGCAGAGATTCTTTGTCTTGTGAAAGATAAATCTCTTTCAACCAAATACAAGATCACCCAAGCAACAGTTTCAGAAGCCTTCCCTGATATTCAGTGGGGAGGAAGATCTTGAGTAAAATCAAAATCATTCGTGAAAACTGTGACCCAGAATTAGCAAATGATAGATCTCTACCTTGTACTGCATACTTGGTAGAGTATATCAAAGATGAAGTTACTCAATGGGACATAGTTCTTTGTAGTAAGAAGGTTGATATCTTTGACCATTATTGGGACAGATATAGAGAGGGGTTGATTAGTTTTGCTCAGACTGAAGGAAGATCAAATCCAAAAGTCTGGGAAGACCCTTTGCAACCAAAAGAGAGGAAGAAGAAATGAGCAAAGGATTTGATGTGGAGTTTGATCTCCCGCCAGAGCAACTGGCAATGTTGTTGAAGAAATATAAGAAACTAAAGAAGTATCAGAAGTCTAGTCTGTTTGCAGTCAAGACTATGGACGGAACAGAGGATATTATTTCCAAACTGGTGGAAGAAGCAAAAGATTTTGAAGCTTGACATATATAATATATGAGGTCTATACTAGACCTATCGTTCATCTCAGTTCACTGAGACGCAAGTAAGTCGCGGAACGGAGCGTTCAGACTATGGTTGAAGCACTTATTTTTTTCAACTTGATTACAAGACAGCCAGTTGATCCTGCTCATTATTTGAATTGTGATCAATCTAACTGGATGATTGGGCGTATTGCACGCTCTGAGTTGCTCAATTTTGATCAAAAGAAGGACTTCATCAATAGAACAATTGAGGGAACTGATCCATCGTGTTTTGATTATTGACCATAGTCCGCAAACGACTGAAGGAACGGGGCAACAATCCCATTTCTTTAGGAGTAAACAAATGCAAGTTACTTATCGTGGTGTCAAGTATGACACAGCACATCGCCCTTGCCAACAAAAGCATGAAGAGCACACTGTAGTTGAAACTTACAGAGGTGTTAAGCATACTGAGAAGGTAGAGGTAGTATCGTGAAGACTTCAGTAAACAAGAATTGGCTCTCTGTCATTAAGGCAAAGCAAGTCAAGGATAAGAAACTGAAGACTGCACAACTTTGCATGGCAGGTCACTGTCCTGCCAAATAACTTATTTGTGTAGAGGGGTTGACTACCCCTCTTTTTTTATAGGTATAAACTCGTAGGCATAAATTTTTGTATCTTTCTGAACCAAAATGCGCTAGATAGTGTAGAATTAGAGAGGTGAAAAAAGTGTACTAAAGTCGATTTACATTATGAGTTAAACTATTTGTGGTGAATATCATGCACAATCTAATTTCCCATAACCAGTTAGCAGGTTGGAAACACAGTGTAGAGAGGTTATCTCACACCTTAGATAGAACATTGGAGGACTCACAGATTATTGACGATTATTATAATTGCTTGATTGAATGTGATGAAGATCAAGGCACATGCAAACGGATCTGTAGGAGGATTCTGGAATAGTCGTGTTGAGGGGTTCACACCCCTCTTTTTTTATGCTAAAATATCTACAAAGCATCTCATCATATGGAAAGAGAACGCCTAAAACTAATAGTGAAAAACTTAAAACTTCTTGTGGAATCTCTGGAAGCAGAGGTTTATTCGGAACCAAAAAACTATGTGGATACCCGTCCACATCCACAAAAATCTTTGACCTATAAGGATGTGAATGATGATGACGGAGAATTCTGATTGGAGATATACTCCAGAAAGAATGAAACTGAGGCAAGAATGTCTGAGCATTCTTATGCTAAAATATGGTGGTGCTCAGATTGATGAAGCACCATATTCAACTCAAGACATCTATGAGTGTGCTCATGATTGGGTTTCACAAGGCAACCAAATCTCACATGGCATAGTTGCTTACTTCAATGCATACTTTATCAATGGTAAGAAATGAATAAAGAGAAAGTTCAGAAACTAATTTTCAAACTGGAAGTAGTTTTGGAAGGACTCAAAGAAGAATTGCTTGATGAGAATCCAATGAGTAACTATGAATATGATGAGGTTGCTCCTTACATTGAGGACTATGATGAAGTTTATTATGGTGATGTAGATGTATGAAGAACTAAACTGTTTTGAAGAAGCACTGAAACATTTTGGTACAAGGGTTGAAATCATTACTGCTATGGAAGTGGCAAGGAAGATTTCTGCAGAGGATGCATACCAGATGATTAAGAATGAACTGAGAGAAGTCAAAAAGTGTCGTAAGCAATTCACTAAAGGAGAAGAAAAATGCAACAAGTAAAACTAGTTTCTTTCACCCCAAATGCAGAGCAACACATTGCTTACTGTGCAAGGGTTTCTAACCCCAACAACCAGGACAATGATAAGTTTGCTGGTCTCCTGAAGTATTGCATCAAACACAAGCACTGGAGCATCTTTGAGCAGGCATTTATGACTCTGGAGATTGAAACTACTAGAGGTCTGGCAGCTCAAATTTTGCGTCATAGGTCTTTCACATTCCAGGAATTTTCACAACGCTATGCTGATAGTTCCCTACTCTCAGAGACGATCTCAGTCCCAGAACTTCGTCGTCAAGACACCAAGAATCGTCAGAATTCTATTGATGACTTGGATCCTGAGTTTGTAGAACTATCGCAGAAGCAGATTGACACATACTTTAAGCAGGGTATGAGTCTGTATCAGCACCTGCTTGATAATGGTGTGGCAAAAGAGTGTGCTCGCTTTGTGCTTCCTCTGGCAACTCCTACCAGACTTTATATGTCTGGTTCTCTGCGTAGTTGGATGCACTACATTGATCTGAGGGCTGCAAATGGCACTCAGAAAGAGCACATGGAAATTGCAGAGATGTGCAAATCTATCTTCAAAGAGCAGTTCCCTGTTATTGCAGAAGCTCTTGAATGGTAATAAATACAACAATAAAATGAATTAGTTATGGCAACTTATCCAGTAAAGCACAAGGAAACTGGTGAAACCAAAGAAGTGGTCATGAGTATTCATGACTGGGACCAGTGGTTAAAAGAAAATCCTGATTGGGAAAGGTACTATACACCTGATAATGCTCCTTGTCTGGGTGTTGAGATGGGAGATCCTTTTAGTAAGATCTATACTAAACATCCTGGTTGGAAAGACATCATTTCCACTGCCAAAAAGCAACCAGGCAGCACCCTGAAACATTACGATTAAACAATGCCAAGAAAAGCAAAAGCAGGTATCGGTACTAACCCAGTTCCCTTTGGTATGAGTAATAGACAAATGAAAAGGAAGAAACCAATCAATCTTGATTACATCAAAAAGATTGAACCTCTCACTGAAAACCAAGAGATTTTCTTTGAGAAATACAAGAAGGACCAAAACCTGGTGGCATATGGATGTGCTGGTACTGGTAAGACTTTTATTACCTTGTACAATGCATTGAAAGAAGTTCTGGATCCCAGAACTCCATATGAAAAGATTTACATTGTTAGATCTCTTGTAGCAACCAGAGAGATTGGTTT